TCTTTCGAGTTGTAGGCCTGCTGCAGCGTCTCGTCCAGGGCGTAGAAGATCTCGGCGTCATGCGCCATCTTCAGTCCGTCCGGGGTCGAAGCGTCCAGGTTCCACAGCGGATCAATGTCCAGGTAGAGCTGACGCTCCTGGGCGAACCAGTCGTTTTGCGTCTGCAGCGCGTAGCCGGTCGAAGTCAGGCTAGCCATTCAGTGTTACCTCTTCCAGGCCGAACTCAGTGAGAATCCCAGCGGTTACGCTGTATTTGCGGTTGTCGATGTTGAAGTCAGCGGAGAAGCTGGTGAGCCGGATCACGCCGGGCGTGTTGGCGATCCTGGCCCTCAGTGCCGCCTCTGCAGTGGAGAGGCTGGTGAACTTGCCCAGGATCTGCTCGTACCACGGCGTGCCGTCGGTGATGTCCCGGAAGTACTCGCCTAGGAACAGGCGCAGCCGGGTAAGCACTGTCTGCGCAACCTCGGACTGCCCGGTAATGAACTGTTGGCCGCGCGTCACGATGTCGCCGTTGTCATCCAGTCTGCGAACGGTCATGGAACTGGAACTCCGCTTGTCCCGGAGCCCGGGGTTACACCGCTATGGCGGTGCGTATTGAGGTTGACGCCTGCGGCGGTGATGACGTTTCCGTCCGGAGTGATCTTCAGCCCGTTAATCAGGAACGACCCATCGGCCAGTAGCTGAAAGCTGCCGGCGCCGTTCTGCATCAGGGTTGTGCCGTCGGCCAGCACGTTGAACCTGGCCACCCCGTTATCCATCGAGATACTGTTGTCGTTCTTCAGCCAGACGAATTGGGTGCCGGCCTTGTTGCGCATGCGGACGCCATTGTTCTGGAAGCTCGGCAGCACATTGGGTTTCGACCTGAACCCAGGCAGGAACATGGCGTCCTGCATGCTGTGGAAGCGACCCCTTGGGTTGGTAGCCACTCCACCGCTCTGCACCCAGCCATCAATGCAGCGCTGGGAGAACAGGATGTCTCCCTCGCACCCTGGGTCTATCTGGTACTCGACGCAGTAGTCGCCGCCGGCGAAATATACGGGAACCTCGACGATTGGCTTCAGTGTGAAGGTGGCGTCGTTGGCATCCACCCTGAGGATTCCGATCTGCACCTGTGCGAGCTGGGTTAAAGGATCGAAAGTCAGCACATGCCCTGGAACCGATGTGCATACGTCCTTCATCAGCTCACTGAACGCATAGCTGATCAGCTTCTTGTTGCGTGCCCGCCCTTCTTTCTCAATCATTTAGCGGCCTCGTACTTTTTCGCGGGCATTAAAAAACCCGCCGAGGCGGGTTTGATGATTATTTGTTTTTTAGAGCTTGCCCTTGGTCACCATCTGGTCGCAAACACCTGCACGGTATCGCCCCATTGTGTCTAGCGGGTAACGGTCGCTTAGATTGCGACGTGCGAAATTGTACGCATTAGATATTCGCTTCACGTTCGCAGGCTCGCCTTCATATAGACCCAGTAAGGCCTTGTATCTATCGGACTGCTCTTCTTTAGAGACATATAGCATACCAACACTATCCAGACTGCCGGTGTAGCAGGCCAGAACTACCGATCCGAGTATATTTTCCTTGGTGGCAACATATCCGCCAAACTCAACTTTCTTTTGCGGCCTTGATACCTGCTTATTTCTATGCTCCAGATCAGCATCAGATTGAGCAATGGCCGATGAACGACTCGCGGCAATATACTTCTCAGCCTCCGATCTTATAACCTCATAATTAATGTCGCACCTAGCCATAGATGGCCCGCCAGGGTATCGAAGGTAGATTACTTCATCTATCTCGCTGTAACTGAGGTTTGCTGGTAGCTGCTTGCTTGGCTTTAATGAGCCAACCCCATAACAATTATCCAAATAATGCAAACCACTCGCATGGAAACCCTTTAAAAAGTAGCCATCCCCTATTTGATAACCAGACTTAGGGGTATACACGATGTAGCCCTCTTTCGGATTATCATATGGCTTTGGTGGATGATGGTTCACATTATCCGATGTGCATCCAGAGGTAATAATTAAAAGGAATATAGCTGCGATTATTCTCATTTGACCATCCAGGCTAGGTATATCCATGAAGTAACCAAAATGTAGCAGATGGCCAGCCCCAATCCCAGCGCCACGACCATATTCCTCCTATCTTGCGTACTTCCCACCCTCCCTGTATGAGTTGTTCACGACAGAAACCGCATCGCCTCGCGTGATATACCCTTTCTTCTCCCTATCTAAGCCTGAGTTATCTGCATACTCACGCTGATATTGCCCGGTATCGCGCTGCCACATCACAAATGCGTCCGGTCGCCCTATGGCCGCAGGGAAAAGGACTGCCAGATAGGCGTCCCCAAGGTTTTTGATCCGGCTTGCAGGTACTGCCTTGTAATACTTCTCTACCCAATCAAGTTGCTGCACGGCCGTCATGCGAGCCAATCTAGCTGTCGTCGTGCCCAGCGCTACGGCTGTTGACTGCAGAAACTGGATTAATCCTGTCGCCGAGCTTCCTTGGTTTCTCTCAGCGGGGCTGAATGTATAACCAGTCTCAAAAGCCATCACCGCCATCAACCAGTTTGGCTGCAAAGAAAGATTATTCGCAATGGCTGTAACCTTGGCCCTGAAAGCCTCGTCAACACGAGCGCCCCAGATGAGTTTGCCATTTTCAGGCGTGGATATGGATCTCAGGTCGGGCTTCGTACCCCAGCGGATGCCGTCGATATCCACCTTCCATGTGTCGCTGTGCGAATCGCCCGAGTACCGCAAAGCGAAAACGTTGTACTCGCCGACTGGGACTGCCTCGGGCTGCACTTCGGACAGATACAGGTTCCCCGTGTTGTACGTGGCGAACTCGCTTTTCAGGTCGATAACGCTGCTGACCATGATCGATGGATTTAGCTGCGCTGAGACGAATACGCCAAGACCATTTGGCCCGCGCGTGATCTCGGGTATTCCGATCATCCCGGTGAGCTGGTTGATCTTAATTGCCGTCGAATTCCGTTTCATCTCAGGCTTGGTGATGTACATCCGGCCCATGTGCTGGAGCCAATCGAACTTATAGTCACGAGCCAGGTTATCCATCGCTGTAGGGATATCGCCATCCGCCCAGTAACCGCGCGCCATTGGCTGGTCGTCGGCAAACTGCGCGCTGTCGATGTCGATGGGGATTGGCCACTCCCTGGCAAGTGCCCGGATAGCCTCCTCGACCCTGGCACCTGGCCCAAGGGATACCTGCGCCGATCCACGGTCAACGGCCGCTGATCCTGATCGGCAAATCAGCCTGGTTATGATTTCAGGGGCGCCCGGATCACGCTCGCGCAAGAGGTTGGTAACGGTCCCAGTGAAGATTGCGTCTATGTTGTCGGTGTAACCAGCCTTCAGGATTATGCTCGACCCGTTCGCGATCCCTGATTCTTTGCTCAGGTTGTAGAGGCGGATGTCGGCATAGGAAACAGAGCTGCCAGGCGACACGTCAATATTGAACTGAATTCTGAACTGAGTGGAGCCGGATTGCAGGCTGATGTACGGCTCTCCGTTGATGTCAACGGACCAGGCTCTTGATCTCATATTTCCACCACTGGAGGTATCCAGACAAGGGAGTTATCGACGCCGAGGTTGTCCAGGGTCACGTCTTTGCCAGTGAACACCATCTGCCCAATGCTAGTGCGGTAGCTTTGAATGATGTCGCTGCCGGGCTCTAGCATCACGCCAGCCGCGAGCCTGATTCCGCCGCGCACAATATTCATGGACCACGCTGGCGCATCCAGGTACGAAATGAAGTCGATTTCAAAGGAGATAAGGTTGTCGCCGAGCTGAACGCTGAATCGCTGGTGGGCGTTATCTACGCCAGCCGCTAAAGGGATTGTGAGCATCAGGCTATTCCATCAAGAATTCCGTTAACGGCATTTGTCACGCTTGCTGTTGCCTCCTTGGCTATCATCTGTCCCTTATTGACAGCCCTTGTGAGGGCGCTCTGCGATGGATCGCCAGTCCTGAGTTGATAGGACCATCGCTCGTCGCCAGCGGCCAGCCTATGCAGCTCAATCACTTCCTGCATCTCGACTACAAATTCAAGACCGCCCTCGTTGCGCGGCTCCTTGGTTCTGGAGAGGCGCGTGATGGCCATGTTCTTGAGCAGGATGTCGCCGGCGTCGATGTCAAACGGGTCGTATGAGCTCATCAGCCAGACTAGAAAGTCCAGCGTGGTGCTTGCCCTGGTCTCGTCGCTGCCGGCAAGGAATCCCGCCGACAAGCCAGCCACAGTGGAGACGATTGGGTTGTCGGTCAGATTGGAAATCGCGCCGCCGAGAAAGTCCGTCAGTTGCACCTTGACCGGGTTGTTGCTGATTGCCCCGGTCATGGTCCACTTGAATGGGTTGAAGATCCGATGATCAGCAACCCTAACGCCCGATTCAATCGGGAAGGTCGTGATCGAGACGCTAGCCTCGAAGGTATCTTCCAGAACTGCGTCGAACGCGTAACCAGCAATCGTCGGAGCCTGGCGCGTGAAAATATTGACAATGCTCAAGGCTAGCGCTCCGTGGTTGGCTTGAAGTCTCCCATCGCCTCGTAATTCTGGCGTTCGTTGACCTGAATGATTCGCGCATCCAGCTCCCTGCCATCGAGCTGTATCGTGAGGTTGTTGTTCACGTTGACCTTCGCTCGCTGAATCGCCCTGACGAGATCGTCATTGCTCTGCGATGGTACATCCTTGTAGCTATCGTCAGCGCTAGCTTGCGGAGGCATGCTGTCTACTGCCGACCTGTCGCCATAAACAGCCTCTGGCGGCCTGCGATCAACTACGCCAGATACGGCCCCATCCAGCCCCCACTGATTCAACGATGGATCATCTCTGTCCATGTTGAGTCTTGCCTCCATCTGAGCCTTGACTAGATCGTCAACATTCTGCGAAGGAACCTCCTTATAGTGAATCTGCTGAACGGGCGGAGTGCTAATGGATGGGCTTGAGCTGACTTTTGGCTGATCGGCAGCGCTAGGAAAGCGCCCGGACATGAGGTCTAGAGGTCCGGGAATCCGATCCAGGCCAGTGACACTCTTGAGCAGGTCATCAAATTCTTGGGATGCGCCTCTGTAACCTGGGACGTATTTATCTAGCCCTTGGTTGAGAAGGTTGGAGCCAATTGCACTACCAGTTACCGTAAGTCCTACCGCGCCGCTCTTGCTTGCAAGTCCGCCAATTGATGTAAGGCCAAGCTTAGAAATTATGGGGCCGAGCAAAGAGGAAACGCTTGAGGCAAGAAGCGCGGCAGTTGCGCCAGGGTTGTCGGCGGCGTAATCGATCCCTTTGCTGATATCGCCCCTGTGCTCAGAGAGAAACTTGTTCGTCCATTCGCTGGCACCGATAAGGCTGGGCAGAAACTTTTCGGTCAGCTCGTTGGCCATGCCCTCGAACTTTTGACTGAGAATGGTGTTGCTTTCTGCGAACCGGCGGGCGCTTTCAGTCATCTGGTCGATGGGGCCGGTGTTGTTGGCCGCCTGCGCCATCCGCGATTCGGTCTTTCCTTCGCTGAGAAGCCTGGCCACACCGTTCGAAAAACCAAGAGCGGCCTGTACTTGCGCTCGCTGCCCCTCGTTTAGCCCTTGATACTGCCTCTCCAGCTCCCTGTAGACATCCATGGAGTCACCGCTCTCTGCGGTCCTGGCGAGGGCCCCAGTGTCGATTCCTGCTTTGGCGAGCGAGTCAATCGAGCCATCCTGGCCGTTCAGCTTGAAGTTGTTCTGGAACTCCTCAAGCCTTTTAAGCGTATCGAGAGCTTCCGACGCTTGTCCGCCCATCGCTTCGACAGCGTTGCCGAAGTTGTAAACGGTATTCATCGGTGTACGCATGTTCTGTGTTGCTGCGGCCAGCCGGTCGATGCGGCTTGCCGTATTGGCAATTACCCCGGCGCCAGCCCCGAAGGCACCCACCAGAGCCGCAGAGATCCCTAGCGTATTGGACTTAATCCCTTGCAGGCTGGCGTTGATCTTCTTGTCGCCCGCTTCAAGGGCCTTGGTGTCATAGCCGATGCCGATCAGGAATGACTTCAGTACTTTGCTAGCCATTCTTCGCAGCCTCGTATTGATCCCACAGTTCGTCCATCGCCTGATTGAAGCGCTCCACGCTCGCTAGAGAGTGGGTGCCGTCTTCAAGCTGGGCCCAGGTGCAAAGCGGCGGGCAAACCCCGACAATCCCCACACAGGGCCGCATCAGGAACCAATTTACTGCGCTGCGCTTGCCACCCCTTCCTGCCGAGCGCCTTTTGCGCCGCTTGGCAGCCAGTCGAAAAAATCGGAGAGGTTCCAGCGCAGGAGTTCTGACAGGAGCTGGTTGTACTGCACCATCTTTCCGCCGAAGTCGGCGACGGTTACCGGGCGCTCGGTGCCGTTGATCAGCACGCGAGCCATGATCATTTGCGCGACCTGGGCCTTCACATCCTGGCGCATCGACATGAACATGGCGCAAAGCATCTGGTCGTCTACTTCCAGGCCTGCGCCCGCCGCCGTGGCGAATCGCTCCAGCACGGCGGCAGACAGCAGGGACATCAGGCGGTCCTGATCGACGGCGCTGGCCATGGCGGCGTTGTACTGCACGCCGCCAACGGTGAATGATTTCACGCTCATCTATCAGCCCCTTGTCGCTTCCCAGATATTGAAGTGCATCGTGAACTGGTCGTCTGTGATGGTTGAGCCGGCACGCCCGCGCTGTCCGTCGTTCACGATCACGC